CGTGTGACCGTGACACTCACAGCTGGATCGCCTCCTTGATGATCAATCCGAGACGTGTGGTGTAGTACAGCATTCGCAGGGTCGCTGGTGTCTTCTCAGGTGGATAGTCCATCTCAAACTCCTCACCGATGGAGAGGATCTGAGAGTACTGACCGGTGGACGGGTCCTGGATCACCTTCGGCATCTCAGTGACCATGAGGGTGTTCAACACCCCGTCGATCACCAGTGGGAACTCCTGGTCCAGGGTGTCGCCGTTCGTGTTGTTTCTGGCCACCGTTTCATAGCTCAGATACACATCCACGATCCAGTTGAACTCGTGGTAGCCTGAGGCACCGGCGAGGGTGGCGTTGCCGATGCGTGGTGCGGTCTGACGACGACCATGAAGTCTGGCACCCCAGACACATGCCACCGGTGCGTTAATGTTCATGACCGTCGGAGGCGTCACGAAGGCTGCCATCTGCTTGGTCACACCCGGCATGGTGATGCCGTCCAGCAAGCTCTTGACGTACAGCTGAACGGAGTTCGTTGGCACGTCTCACCTACCAGATGTTGTGCGGTGCGTTGACCGTCTTGAAGCGTGCGGAACGAGCGCCGACGTGCTTGTCCTTGGCGCTGTGCTTCGCCTTCTTGGTCTTCCTCAGAACCGAACGAGAGCTGGTACGAGACCAACGCCTACGAACCATCACTGCCCCTTAGATGACACGCTTGTACGGCTCGAGAATGGTCTCATACTCGATCTTCAGATCTGTCACACCATGGCCGCCCTCAGTGAGAGAGCCGGGGAGGTTCTGGATGGAGATCGACGTGATACCAGCCTCCAACGCCTGGGACGCACATGCGAGGATCGTAGCCCAGAGCACGTCACTCGGAACCGTGGAGATGATCACCTCAGCTGGCACTGCACCGGTGTGTGAGAAGAGCGTGGGTGAGGCGAGAGTGAGAGTGCCGGGGCCGCCAGGAGCGGTGCCTCCACCGTTCGGCAACGTCACGTTGTTGTTTGCCGTCACAGAGCTGATCGTCACAGACTCAGTGTTAGAACCATCATAGATCATCGCAGTGGCACCAGTGAAGCCGGTGACGTCATCAACGGTGAGTGTGGTGACACCAGCGTTAGCTGAGACGGTGAGACCAGCGTGAGGCCAACCATTGATGTAAGTGGCGCAGAACCGCATGCCTTGACGGCCGGCCGCCCAGGTGGCGTAACCCGGAGCGATCGTGATCGATTGACCACCTGCACCGCCAGAGCCGGATGGTACCGTGGAGTTGTAGATCCCGATGGCGGGGTTCTCAACCTCCATCATGTTGGCTGGGATCTGTGTCCACTGACGTGGGAACGTGCCAGCGAAGCTCACCTGACCAGCCAGGACCTCCAGCACCGGCCACCTGCTGAGGATCCACCTCGTGGTGCCGTTGTACTGGTTGATGTTGATGCGATAGTCGCCCGGTCCGTTCCGATACTCAGTGTCGATGGTGGCGCGGAACACCTGGTTGACGTAGCCATCAACGATCTGGGTGGCTCGCCAGCAGATGTTGTACTGCTCAGCGAGCTGATCTGGGGTGGTCGCCTGTGGGAACGGGATGATCTCCCAGGAGATGCCAGTGGGAGCACTGGTGATCATGTTAGGTGTCACGAGTGGGGAAACCACTTGACTCCTCCCTCCTCACACACTTGGTGCACCACCACTCATCGTTATGCCAGGTGAGGTGCTTACCACACATTTGATCGTTACAGTTCGCACACACACCAACGGGGACGCTCTTACGTGTTGAGCAAAGCCGGCAGGTCTTCCTTCCACGCATGAGCGTCCCCGTCGTCAGTTGTTAATCACGCAGCTGCGAGAGCAGCTTCTCCCTGGAGTTGGCACCCGGCAGTCCTCGCTGCTTGGCGAGTGCCCTGAGCTCACCGAAGGTCATCTTGTCGAGGTCATCAGGCACATCATAGGGCAGGTCTTCCTTGTCCATGCCCTGAACAGTGTCGTTGATGAACTCAGTGACCGTAGCGGTGTCGAGTAGTGCCTTCCCTCGGTAGGATGGCACACCCTCATCCATGCTAGCACCGCACGTGCTGCAGAAGTGAGCGCCGTACTGGTTCGAGTGCCCGTTCATGCACAACCTGTCTATGGTCGGCTTCTCCAGCTGACCAGCCATTGTGTGCTTGAGCATCGTGGCGAGAACCTCTGGCAGCGTGCCCAGCTTGGCCAGCTCCATCAGAGCCTTGGCCGTGGACTCCTGCTGCTCCAAAGCTCCGCGACGCTCCATGTCCTCACGCTGAGAGACCTCGTCTGGGGTCTCTGGAATGGAGTGGTGCGTGCTCGACCACATGCTATCACCGCGAAGGTAATCCTCGCACCCGCCGTGGCAGGTGAGTCCCCACACGGGGACGGGGTCTCCACCGGGAGCTGGTCGGACGTGGGTTGCCCCACAGCCGCCATGGGCCGGCGAGATGGAAACCGCAGAGATGTCACTGCGGGCGTAAACGGTCATCGCATCCTCCGAGATTGTTCGGTTCAGTTTGTGGTGCTCAGAGTGGTCAAACTTCGACGGTCTCAGCACCGCACTTGTTGCAGGTGTGGTTCCAGACGTTCCAGAGGCGGTTGCACGTCTCGCACAACCGCCCCTTCTTGGTTCCAAAGGACAGCGCACCCTTGGCAGACACCAGACCGGTGTCGCCGAACTGTCCGCTGTTGATCGCGTTGGCGTGACGCTCGTCAACGGTGATGCTGCCACCCGGCTTGTTGGCAGTGTACTTCGTGCCGTCCTTGCAGTCAAAGCCACTACAGCCTGGTGGAAGCTGCACCTTGACGCTCATCGCACTCTCCTAGCTTGCGGTAGAGATGAAGACACCAACTGGCGTGGGGCCGGCCACGTTCGCGATCGCATACAGGTCGGTGCCCTTGGAGCCAGGGTACATCGGAATCGTGACGGTGGAGCCACCCACGATCGGAGCCCCGTTGGTGACAGTGGTACCGCTGGCCACACCGATGTACACGATCGTGGTGTTGACTGCGGCCACCGTGATGGTCACCGTGCCCACCCCAGGCGGCACGGTGCACAGCTTGGCAGCACTGTTGGTCACGCTGCCTGGGATGGGGATGATCATTAGGCCAGCCGCTCCACGACGCCACCCACCAGGGAGATGGTGTTGGACGCGGACGCGGCACCCCAGGTGACACCCATGGTGAAGCCGCTGGCGACGTTGCTGACGACCGTGGTGGCCGTGGTCGGGTTGGCCACGTAGGTGGTCGCCGCATCGGTCGCAGCCGAGGTGCCCAGGTTCAGGGTGATGTTCGCCCACACAGAGGTGGCGGTGCGGAAGGTCACCATCGCGTCGTAGCTGAACGGCACGTTGGTGACACCGGAGCCCAGGGTGACGGCAGGCACGGTGGCGATCGCGGTGCCAGCGACGCCGCCCCAGTACAGGATGAACTGCAGGGTGGGCGTGCCGGTGTCGGAGTACAGGCCGTAGCCCATCATGTTGTAGACAGCACCGACGCCGGGGTCGTTGGCCGGCACCGTGTACGACTGCAGCGCGGTCGCAGCGGCGGTGTTGGCGACGGTGGTCGTGGTGGTCTGGGACTGGACCACACCACCGATGGACGTGATCTGGCCGGTGGAGCTGACCGCCGTCAGCACACCGCCATTGGCGGAGTAGAGCACACCCGCACCGGTGGGCGTGGTGGGTGCGGCGGTGAGAGCAGGGAGGGTGACACCCGCGTTGAACGAGGTTGAGCTGCCGGAGCGGAACTGCCACTGACCGTCCGCCCAGACGTTCGCCAGGTCAAGCCGCGTGCCCGCTGGGGGCATGGTGCCGAAGTCGGAGCCGCCAACAGGCATGGCTACCTTCCTTTGTTAGAGACGGGGGCCGCCTTGCGGCGGCCCCACGAAGGTGCTTAGACGACGTACTCAACCGTCGCGGGACCAGCCAGCGCGGAGGTACCCGCAGAGCTGGAGGCGATGGCGTAGATGTCGAAGTTGGTGCTCGACTGCAGCGCGCCGAAGCCGGTGATCGTCACCTGGGCGCCTGGCGGAACACGCAGACCCGTGGAGGTCGTGACGCTGGAGCCACCGACGAACATCGTGACGGCGCCGGTGTTGACGACCGTGACGTCACCGATGGTGACACCGGTCGGGATGCCGGAGGCGTCGGAGTCGAAGATGAGAGTGGCGGAGTTCGGCACCGTGGTGGCCTGGACCGCCGAAGAGTTCGCGAAGATGGGCATGTTGCCCTGTCCTTTCGGTACAGCGGCCGCCGCGTGTTGCGGCGGCCGCGGCGTCGATTAGCTGAACGGCGTGGTGTCCGAGACCTGGAGACCCTGGAGCAGACCGCTGTACTGCGGCGCGTGGGCGACCATGGCGCCGTAGAGGAAGATCGAGTACCGGAAGGTGGCGTCGATGACCGGCCAGGCGATGGAGACGTAGTCCTGCACGCAGGTCATCTCCCAGGCGTTGGCCACGTTGGACCACGTCTGCGGCAGCTGGTAGGTCATCAGGGCCGCGGTACCCTGGGTCAGCCACGGGTGGACGACCATCTTCAGAACCGAGCGGGTGATCGGGTTCTGGAACTCAGAGACGGCCGCACCGACGCGAACGCCAGGCACCTCGCTCTGGTCCAGGAAGAGGCGGTAGTTCGTGGCCGCACCCTGGCTGATGACGTCGTTGGAGAGGCGCATGATGTCGCCACCCTCACCGACGATCTCAGCCGGGTCAGCGCGGAACGCACCCGGAGAGTTGGAACCGGTGTTGCCGTCCCACAGCTGCTGCAGCGCGGTGTAGATCACGTTGTAGCTGAGGTGGGCACCGACGGCACCGTTGTAGTAGCCGCCCTGCCACCCGGACGGGTAGATGCCGCCCGTGGCGGACTTGCCGGCCAGGGTCGGGATGATGCCCTCCATGCGGGTGTTCTTACCCGTGGAGGTGTCCGTGGTCGGCGGGGTCGCGCCGGAGCCGGGGAGCGAGCCCTGGACGGTGTACTTGACACCACCGACGCCGGTCGCAACGCGGAAGGCATTGGCCGTGGTTGGAGAGCCGTTGGTGCTGACGTACACGTTGTACGAGAGGGCACCGACGGATGGGCCGATGGTCAGGTCGACAACCTGGCCGGAGGAGGTGCTGATGGTGGAGCTCTGAACCGAGACGGTCTCACCGTAGTAGTTCGTCGCGGTGACGAAGACGGTGAAGTTGGTGTTCGCACCGACCGTGGTCTCGTTGGAGCCAGCGGTACGCGCGGTGAGCGACACGACGGTCGGCGCAGCCAGCGGGGTGCTGGTACCGGCGATCATCATGTACTCCTCGCCCAGCATCATCTCCTGGAGAAGGATGAGGTTGGCGAGCGCGGAGATGTCCTCAAAGCCCTGACCAGCGAACTGAGCCAGCCAGCTCAGAGACTCAGTCAGACCGAAGAAGCGGTATGGAACGTTGAGCTGGACCTCGGTCTGAGAACCGGTGCCCGGGATGTTCAGCGGCCAGCTGGTGCTGGACAGGGTGCCGTTGTTCTGGACGAGCTCGCTGATCGCGATGTCCAGGACGGACTGGCCACCAGTCTGGGTGCCGGAGATGCCGGTGAACACGCGCTCGATGCGGCTGGTGCCCTGGCCGGCTGGACGTGGCAGCTTGTTGCGGAACACCGTGTACATCGGGTAGATCAGGCGAGACGGCGCCAGGAGGTCGAACGGCACGAGGCCGCTGACGGTGCCGATGCCCAGGTTACCGGCGGTGAAGCTACGAGCCAGGTCAGGGGCGGCCGCACCACCGAAGACCTGAGAGATCTGCTCACCCAAGGTTGGCATGGACAGCGCGGCCTTGAGGTAGCCGAAGTTGTCCAGGAACGACGGGTTGAGGCTCTTGACCACGCTGGCACGGTCGTGGTAGCCGCGGTGGGTCTCCGTGCGGAGGTCCAGGGTGGCCTGGTGTGCCTTGGTGGTGATCTGCATCTGGTCAGTCAGCGGCGTGTTGCCGGTGCCGGCGTAGCCAGCGCCCTTGACCATGAAGGGCATCTTCGCGGAGAGCATGTCTCCGGAGCTGGTGTAGCGGTTCGCAGAGGCCGCAGCCTCCTTGAGTGGCGACTGGCTCGTGGTCGGCGCGACCTCAGAGCCGAGAATGTCAGCCATGGTGGCCTTCTCCTTGGTTCGTTCGGACTGTGAGAGCTAGACCGTGTAACCGGTCATCTTCATGAGCTGGTTCCAGCAAGCCTCGCGCTCAGCGGGGTCCGAGCTGTTCCGGATCTGGTTCTGAAGGACACTGATCATCGCGAGCTTCTGCCGCTCCGCGGCCTCAGCAACGGTAGCAGCTCCCACCGGGAGGCTAGCCGTCTTGTTGATGGTGTCACTGGTGTTGTGCTGCTGTGCGGCGCCCTTCCAGGCGGCGACAGCTGGGTCAGGAAGGTCGCCCAGCTGGTTGACGATCTCCTGAAGCTTGGAGGTGGTGGTGGTCTGCTCGTCCAGGCGCTTGCTCATCTCAGTGAGCTGGGCCTTGAGCTCCATGAGCGCGTCCACGGTGGCGTTCTTCTCAACCTGCGGCACCGCCGCAGCCTTCTGAAGCTGCTCACCGTTGACGAGCACGTCCTCGAGGAATGGAGCCAGACCAAGCATCTGACGAGCCTCGTTGAGGCTCTTCAGTGCCTTCTTGGCCTTCTTCGCAGCCATCTTCATCGTGTCCTCAACCGGCGTCTCAACGACGGCGGCCGTGGCCTCGACGGTCTCAGACTTGAGAGCACCATGGACTGGAACCGGCACCGGTCGGCTGGCGGCGGCACCGTCCATGCCCATGTTCGGCTGAGTGGCTGGGCACAGGTCGGGGAAGGTGTTAGCGATGTGCTCGTGCATGGCCTGCATCGCAGACTTGGCCTTGTCACGCATGCCGGTCGTGTAGTACACCCTGGTCGGCTCACCGGCTGGCACCGGCGCAGAGATGACCTCACCCTTGTTGGCTGGTGACGGAGCGGCGTGACCATCCGTCAGTGGACCTCGAGTGAAGTCATTGGCGCAGATGTGGCTGGTCGTCACTGCGTGAGTGTTCGGACCGTCATGGCCGGGGCTGTCAGCGGCGTGACCAGCTGTGATCGAGCCACGACGGAACTGCGTCGGGTTGATCTCCATCGGCGTTGGGAAGGTGCCGGGACCAACCTGAGCGTCACTGTAGGACTTGTGAGCCTCAGCGCGAAGCTCAAAGATCAGGCTTGGGTCCACACTCTTCAGCGTCTCAGCGTGCTGCCACATCTGAGTCGCCTGACCGGCCTCATCGAGTGGAGCGGTAGCCGCAGCCTTGAGAGCCGCCTGAGCCCAATAGTTGACGTCGAGATCCTCGATGCGAGCGCTCGGGTGAGACTTCGCGACGTCGTCCAGGCAGTAAGCTGGGCACAGCATGTCGTGAAGAGAACCGATGTCATAGCTGACACCGATGTTCTTGAGACGCTCAGCAGCCATCGCCTCGTGGTTCACGTTCTTCACCGAAGAGTCAGGAACCGTGGGAAGACCTGCGTCATGTTCGAACGCCTCGATCGCCACACCGTCAGGCTCACGATGAGCTGGCAGAGGCTGGATGTTGGCAGCACCAGCTCCGACGACACCCTCACCCGGGTCACACTTCTCAACCTCGGTGTCAGCGCTCTTGGAGATCTTGAGCTGGGAGTCGGCCATAGGAAGGTATCCCTGGTTCTCAGTGCCGCACTTGGGGCAGAACTTCTCACCCTTGTCCAGTGGCTCATTGCCACAGGTCAGGCAGGTGAACTTGTGGTTCTTCTTCATCGTGGAGGGCTTGGCACCAGCCAGGGACTTGCCACACTCCGGGCAGAAGCTGTGCTTCTTGTCGACGTTGGCGCCACAGCCAGCGCAGAGAACCTTGGCCTTCTTCTCTACGTCAGCGGTGTCACTCTTCGGTGCCATCGGCAGCTTGCGATTGCACTCAGTGCAACGACGAAGCTTGGAGTCAGCGTCATAGCCAGTCTTGCAGTTCGGGCACGTCTTGCCACCGGACTTGGTGGTGTCCGGCTTTGCCTCGGAATCCTCTGGCTTCTCATCCTCGCTGTCGTCGAACGCCTTCTTGGCGTCCTTCGGCTTGTCACCGTCCTCAACGTCCTCGTCAGACTCATCGGTGTCATCGTCTGGACTGACGTCACCCTTAGCGATCAGCTCCATGGCGAGATCAGCCTTCCAGGACTCCGGCAGCTCCGCCACGAACGACGGACCCTTGCGACGGGCGATGTTAGTGATGCGACGCTTCAACTCATCGCTGGAGTAGTTGTCAGCGCCAGCACGACCGATAGAGGAGGCAGCATCCGACACGTCACCAGGGGTGACGATGGGAAAGCTGCGGTCACGACCGGCGAAGTCAGAGGCTGGGATCTTGTCACGGTCCACACCGCCACCGACGTTCGGGTCCATCTGACGCTTCTCAGCTGCCTCGCGGTGCTCCAGGAGCTTGGCCAGGTCAGCGGGGCTGAAGGTGGAGGCACCCTTGGTCAGCGTCTCAGTGTCACCGAACATCTTGCCAACGTACTCAGCGTGGCCGTCCTCAGCGGACTTCACCAGCTGAATGCCGCAGTTCTTGTTGGCCGGCCTGTCCACCAGGCTGATCTCAACGATGATGCCATCAACGATGCGACCACCACGAGCGACGTTGTCACGAACGATCTTCGGACGAGCGATCCCGACGGAGTAGGCGCGAAGAGCACCCTTCTCCACCAGTCGCTTGGCGGTCGGCTCGATGACCAGGGACTTGACCCATGTCTCACCATCCGGACCGGTGTTGGCCTCGATGCCGACACCGGCGGGGTCACGCTGAGCGTTGTGCTGAACCCGCACGTTGCCGCCGGTGGCGAGCCAGTCCTGGATCGCCTTGCCAGAGAACGTCGGGTCGACGATCTGCTCGTCAGAGTCCACAGAGCCGTCGGTGGCCTTACCATAGACGATCAGGTCACCGTCGGGAGTGGTCTCAGTCTTCTCGATCGGGAAGCTGAGGTAAGTGAGCTCCCCGCTGCTGGTCATCGTGGCGGCCACACAGCTCCTTGAGTTGGGGTCAGGCGGTGGCCGTGAGGGCCACTACTGGGTTGAGGTGAACGGGCACCGCCTTGACGGGGTTCCCGGTGGCATCGACGAACACCACGAAGAACTGCTCCACCTGAAACCCCACCGCCTGAACCGTGTCTGTGATGGGTGGCGGTGGGGTGGTGGCTGCGTCGGAGTAAAGAGGCGGCCAATACGTGACGATGTAGGTGTTCACGTAGTTTCCAGCTCCTGGGTCATCGGCCCACCGTTGAGCTTCAGCTTCGCCTCCCAGGTCCCGGTGATCGGGTTGGGGAGGACATAGCCGTGATCAGTCATGACGGCGCCATACTTGACGATCGGGCGGGAGCCGTGGTGGCTGAGTGCGTTCAGCGCCCGCTCGATGGTGATGAGGAGGTCGTGCTCAACGTTGTCGGACATCACGTCATCCCCTTGTTCTCAGGATCATCACCCTGGTGGAACTGAGAGCTGTGTGTCTCTTCCCAGTCACGACTGTCGGTGAGGCCGAGATAAGCCGGAACTGGCAAGCAGAGCTTCTGATGTGCGAGGGTTCGGTGATGACCATCAACGACCTTGACGCGATCGTCATTCGGCATCTTCACCATCACCGCCGGATGGATTGGCTTACCCGCCTTGATCTGGTCCACAAAGTGCTGAACACGCTCTGGCTGGTGACTGGCGGCCCAGGACTTGATGGAGTCCTCATCGATGCGATCCACTGGAATCTTTGTTGGGCCGGTCCAGGTGGCGTCCTTGACCCATGCGATCGCCTTTGGTGGGTAGTTCTTCAGAAGCTGGTTGTAGACTAGCTCTTCAGTGTCACCCTTGGAGGCGTTGCTCACGGTGCCAGGGTGGTTCAGGTTGGGCTCCCACCGAGGTGGGGTGGAGTCGACCTTGCCACCGGATGGCACTCGTCCATCGTCATATGGTCGACCCACCGGGTCCTGATACTCAGTGCCATCCTCATCGTGAGGGGTTGGCACCCGGCCACCGCCACCAGCCGCTGAGTTGACCGGGACGAAGTCCTCCCAGTATATCTGGCCGTCCATGTTGACCAGACGTCGCTGAGAGACGACCTTCACCGCATCAGCTGGGTCAAGGCCCAGTGCGAGCTGGTGGCTGACCATCCCAAGTTCCAAGCGCCCGATGTGTCGGGTCTCCCAGGTGTCAAGCTGACGCCCCTTCTTGAGATGGCGTCCCAGGGCGTCCATCTCAGAGAGGACAGCCTTGGTCTTGTCAGCGCTGAGAAGAACTCGCCTGATCGTGGAGTCCTCCGCCTTGGCGGCTGGCTTCTTTGCGGTGGCACCCTGAGCGGCAGACTCACCTGGAGTGCTGGGCTTTGTCGTTGGCTTTGCCGCTCCAGCTGCAGGTTTGACGGCTGGCTTGGCGGCCGGTGCCCCTGGCTTGGTTGGCTGGGTACCGCCTGGCGAAGCGGGGGAAGGGGCTCCGCCAGGCGGCGTCATCGCGCCCTGCTGCTGAGCCGGTGCGGCTCCAGCGGGCAGTTCAAACTCCGGCCCCGCAGCGAGGCCGGTAGCGTGGGCCTGGACCGCCTGAGCGAGCGGGATCCAGCCGTTGGCTGGGGTAGCCCACCCTGGGTCAGACGTCTCTGGCAGACCCCAAGGCTGCAGGTTCAGCTCCTGACGGGCCTCATCGATGGAGCGGAGCGAGGCGCCGACCTGAGCGATCAACATCTTGGTCTTGGTCTCCTCGTCCTCCTTCTCCTCCAGGCCCTCAAAGACGAACCGCATGTCACCCTGGCCACATACGCCCTGAAGGATGCGGTTCATGATGGTCGCCAGGAACATGAGCGTCGGCTTGGTGGCCTTGCGTTCCTGGATACCCTGAGTGGCCTTGCCCATCTGGTGGGCGGCACCAGGAGTGACGGTGGTGGAAACCTTCGGCATGATGCCCAGCTCCATCGGCTGGACGTCGAACGCCATACACACCTGGCTCATGACGACCTCATCGAAGGCGTCAGCCAAGTCAGCCTGGCGCTGCGGGTGGACCTTGGAGTCAGCCGGCAGCACGATGATCTTGTGGTGGAACGCCGGATCACCAGCGATCGCATTGAGCGCGTCCTGAAGCTCACGGATCTGGTTCGGTGTCATGTTGACGTTGGCGCCACCCGGCGAGATGTAAACGGCCGGAACCGTACCCTCACGGAAGTAGTCCAGCTGGAAGCCCTGCTTCTGAAGGCCGGACATCACCGGGACCAGGGCGCGCTCGATGGGCGGAAAGCCGTACGGTGTCCACCGACGGTTCACCATCGGCAGGTACAACAGCTGCTCAACGTCGAACTTGCCCATCTCCGAGCCACGCAGGTTGCCCATCTCGATGTCACGCTCATCGATCATCGTCATGATGTCACAGCGTGGAACACCGTACAGGTACTGCTGATAGGCGGGAGCTGGTGGGCGTGGGGTCGCACCGTGGAGGTCGAACAATGGTCGGATGGTCTGACCACTGATCAGGCTCAGACTGTCCAGGTCGGAGCCGAGAAGTCCCTTGCCGTGGCCCTTCAGCCACTTCGGCCGCATGAGGAGTGAGAGAGCGTCAAAGACGAGGACCTCCTCCATGACGGAGTCGATCCAGCTGTCCCACGAGAAGTAGTCTGGGTCAGGGCGACGGAAGAAGCGGACGGCCTCAGCTCGCCTCTTCCCAAAGTCCTTCATCTGACCGTGGCTGTTACGCATCGACTTGGCGGCATCCACGGTGGGAAGGATGTCCCACTCAATGCCGCGGATCTCAGCCTTACGAAGCTGGATGGCGGCACGTGCCACTGAGTAAAGGTCAGCCAGGGTGCGCAGAGTGTTGAAGTCTGCGAGCTTGATGCCCTCGGTGCCAGGCTGACCGACCGGGAGGTTCCAGCCAACCTGGTACTCGTGGGTGCGAGGCTCAGCGAACTCAGAGCCCTCTGGGGGCGCGTCAACCGGAGTGGGAATGATCGGACTCAGTGGTCCGAACGCACCCTCGGTGAAGTCACGTGATGGGCGCGGCAGGTACGACTGGTACGCCTGCGCCCAGCCAGCCCCACCGCTCTCAAGCTGTGCCTGAAGCGGTGAGACCTGGCCAGCATAGATGTTCTGTGGACCGGGAGTAGGCCTGGCGCCACCAGGAATGTTCCTGGCACCACTGATGATGGAACCACGTGGCATTTGGCCACCCCCTTCTATGCTGAGTTACGAGGACCGGCCTGAGATAGTCTCAGACCGGTCAGCGATGACATCAGTTAGATGTTCACGTTCGCGTTGGCACTGCGGTTGCGGTTGCGGTTGAACGCGCGAGCGTCAGCCTCGTCGGAAACGAAGTCAGCGAGGTTGATGTGCACGTTCTGGTTCACGCGCTCATCCTCATCACGACGACGACGGCCGCCACCACACGGGTCACAGCATGGGTCCTTCTTGCACGTGGCCTCGAGGACATCGATCTTGGTGCGGAGCTGCGTCTCCGTGGCCAGGCCGCGGGCGAAACGACGCTCAGCACCCTCCTCATCGATGTGACGGATGAGAGCGCGAGTGGCGTCCTCATCGTCACGAGAGCGACGCTCAAAGCTACGCATCTCGTCCAGGTTGCGGTCGGACAGCGTGCGAATGAGATCGTGGGTACGGTCCTCACGGTCACGCAGGTAGAGACGAGTCTCCAGTTCACTCTTCTCAACCAGACCACGTGTGCGGTCACCCTCACGCCCAACCTCACAGCGAAGCTCAGCCAGACGCTCAGCGGTGCGACGGTCGTGGTCGGAGAGAGACTCCGACAGCTCCTCCAGGTTGTGGGTAACCTGGCGCTCGATCTGGTGCTCGATGCGGCGCTCGGCCTGGTCGAGGTGGTGCGTGGACCGACGCTCGAAGTCGTCGGTGCCCTTGGTCAGACGGCGCTCGGTGCCGTCGACCTCCTTGGTCAGGCGACGCTCCGTGCTGTCCGCGTTGTGGGTCAGACGGCGCTCGGTGTCATCACCGTTCTTGGTGAGACGGCGCTCCGCGTCATCCGCGTTCTTGGTCTGACGCAGCTCGGACTGGTAGATGTCGCGCTCGATGTTGCGCTGCACCATGTCGAGGTGGTCGACACCACGGCGCTCGGCCTCGCGCGCGAAGTCGCCCAGACGGCGCTCGGTGTTGCAGACCTCGTCCCCGAGGTCGCCGAACGCCTCCGCGTTCTCCTCGCCGTAGTGGGCGAGACGGCCCTCGATGCGGCGCTCGGAGTTGGTCAGGTGGTCAGCCAGGCGCTCACGGCCCGACGCACCCTCACGACGACCGGCGTCGATGTCACGCTCGATACGACGCTCAGCGTCGGCGAGGTGTTCGTTGGTGTGGGCGAAGCCCTTCTCGCTCTCGCGACGGCCACCATCGACGTTGCCGTCCAGCCACTTCGCATCGCGCTCCTGGCCCTCGCGCAGGAAACGGGTGTCGGCACCCGCCTGCTGCGCGAGCCGCCACGCGTTCGCGTCCTGACCAGAGTGAAGCCACTTCGCGTTGCCGTTGACGGCCTCACCCAGCTCACCCAGGTCACGGCGAACCTCGCGACCCTCACCACGCACGTCAGAGCGAGTCTCACGGCCATCCTCACCGATGTGACGGTGAAGGTCGCGCTGACCGCGCTCCAGCCAACGAGCGTTGTCGTTGACACGGTCATCCGTCAGACGCTGACCACGCTCGGTCTCACGGAAACCCTTGTTGACGTCGCGATCAACGTCATCGATCTCAGAGTCGAGGTGGCGCACGCCGTGGCTGACGGCGTCCTCAACGTCATCAACCTCACGCCCAAGCCAGCGAGCGTTCGCGTTGACCTGGTCACCAACCCAACGACCGTTGGCGTCCACGTTGCGGTCGGTCGCAGCCTGGCTACGAGCGGTGCGCTCGAAGCCGTCACCGACGTGGTGGTCCAGCTCGAAGATGTTGCGCGCGTTGAACTGCGCGTTGCGATTCGCCTCCGCGTCCAGGTACATGGTGTCCTGGTTGATCTGACGCGCGGTTCCGATGAAGCCCTCGGCGACCCGACCATCGGTGTGACGCTGACCGTTGGACAGGTGGTCGACGCCCTCGGTGACCAGATGGTCAGTGTGACGCTGGCCATTGGCCAGGTACTCCACGCCGTTGGAAATGCGAGAGTCGGTAAAACGCTGTCCGGTCAGGTCGGCGAGGGTACCGTCCTGGACCGCACGGTCAGTGACGCGCTGACCCGCCTCCAACGCGAGGGCCGCGTTGCCGACGTGGCGATCGACGCCCTGGATGGACATCAGAACGCGCTGGGTGTCATCGTCGTCATCCCAACAGGTTGGCATGGTGTCGGCCATATACTCCTTGCTTGAGGTGTTGCCGTCCATGTTTGGTGATGCACTGTCGCTTTCAGGCCCTTCCATAGCCTGAGGCGTCAGGTGAACGTCGCCGACTACGTGAATGTCAGCTGGCGTTCCTTCAAACTGAAAATCACCACTAACGTGGATCTCCCAGTTTGCTGAACCAGGAGTGACATCGGTGGCGCGAAACGTAGCGCCAGACACGGTGTTGGTCCACAGTGAACCGACACCGTACCCTTGGGTGCTGTCATTGTTGGGTCCTGGGTCGCTGCTGGCTACCAGGTTGTGTGGTGGCTGGCTCAGATATCACCTGTGTGTCTGAGTCATCCGGACGGTTTGAGAGCCACGGAGGTGGCGATGTTGGCCACCGTGTGGCGTCAATCTCGACCGGGTCGGAGCGGCTGAAGTGCCAGATCACCTGGCAGTACAACTCAAAGTTAGCCGCGAAAACTTCGAGCTGGTCTGTGGACTCCATCACCAACGATGGTGTAAACACCACCTCAGTCTTGGTGATGGGGTTGATCGCCGTCGTCAAGAGGATGCCCTTGCCGATAGCGAAGTTGCAGAAGAAGCGCATGCTATGCCGTCTCGTACCAGCCCCACACGCTGTTGACACGCGCGGGGGTAACGGTCACCTTACTGTACTGACCGGTGAGAGCGACGAAGCTTGCTCCGTTGATCAGCTCACTGCCGTTTGCGACAACGTGCAACGTGTTACCAGTGCTGTCGATGCGAACGACCGTGATCACCTGAGGTGTCCAAGCGGCGCTCAGCAGGTTCACCGTGGTGTTACCGGTGGATGCGTCAACCAGGAGGACGCGATCAATGACACCGACACTGTAGTTGGTCGTGCCATGCACCCACTGTGCTGGACTACCCTGTTGGCCGTTGATGATGTTGAGACCAGTGGGAGCTGTTGTGTTCACACCCGATGGACTGTACAAGCCAGTGAGTGTGATTGTGCCCAGAGCGGCGTTGAGACCGGTGCCGGACGTGCGGTCAGTGAACGTCGGATCTGCGATCTCAGTGTCGATGTTTGCGAAGACCCACGGACCGATGCCGTTGGAACCAATGCCGATGATGTTGACGACGTTCGGACACGCCTCGATGCTAGCCTGCTGGATGGCGATCGAGTGAGTAGAACCAACCGAGCCGAAGTAACTACCGACCGGGCAAAGACCAGACCAGCAGTACAGGATGCACAGACGATCACAAACGAAGTGCTCCGTTGCGAAGATCCCGAACGTGTACCCACCGTGGCAGCTGACGTTCGCCGCTCGGTTGTTGTCGTTGTTGCCATTGGCTGGCATGAGCAAGCCGATGGACAAGCCGTTACCGAGAAGAGCCGGGCTGCTGTAGCTGCCGAGCTGAACGGAACCAGTCGTGCCGTAGGCGAAGTTCTCCAAGTTGGCCTCAGCCAGTCCAGAGAAGTCAACGGCGGAGTAGGTGAACCCATTGACGCTGTGCGTGGTGAGAATCGACAGGTTCCGCAGGGTCACAAGCTTGTTGTCGAACACCGAGGTGCCAGTGCCGTAGCCGCCAGGCTGAGCCGGCCCACCGATCACACACGGGTTACCGTTGGTGTTGATCGAGTTGGTCTGGGCCGTGGAGTTTGCGAACACTCCGAAGCTGACCAGGGTGGAGCCGTTGACCTGCTGGTTCAGCTGCTGCCAGTGCTGAAGGCCGGCACCGTTGGTCACACCCTCAATGGTGAGGATGACCTTGTTGGCGGAGGTGGCTACCGGCGCGCCCAGGGTGAGCTGGCTGTTGCCGAGGGTGGAGCCACCGGTGATCAGTGAGCCAGCGACGCCGTAGAACCGACCAGTGCTGGTCGGAATCCTGACGACGGCGCTGCCGTGTGTCGTAGCGTAGCTGAGAGCGGCGTTGATCGCCGACTGGATCGCAGAGGTGTCATCAGTGGCCCACATGGCGACGGTAGCGCTGACGTTGCCACCGGAGGCGTTCGTTGCCGCCAGCGTCACCTGAGTAGACGACTGGAACGAGGCGATCGTGGTTACCAAGGTGGTGACACCACTGGCACCAGCACCGAGGACCATGATGTGCTTGTTCACATCATTGGAGGTGAACAAGCCACTGGCAGAGGTCAGAACGGCGGAGCCGCTTGACATCGCAGCATCAGTGACGAACTCACCGTCACCCTTGGCTCCGTAAGCCGCGGTGGTGACGTCGAAGATCCAGGGGGTGGCCTGTGGCAGCTGGCTGACGTTGACGGCGTCTGTCGATGCGACACCGACTGCGAGATGAGTGATCTTGTGGCTGTTGTTCGACCAGTCACCTGCCGGTGGCTGATCAGTGGCAATCACGTCCAGAGTGCCGGTGTGCACAGTCGGGTTGGTCCCAGTGCCACCGATGACGATAGAGGTGTCACCAGCTGTGATCGAGGCGACCCCAGAGGATCCGAATGGCTGGCCGGAACCCCAGGCGCCTGCCGTCTTCGGACCGTACATCACAAGGGCGGTAGGCGTGCTGTTGTCGATGTACCAGTCACCATCGATGCCGAGGGTACTGGATGGGGCACCATGTCCGTTGTAGATGGTGTTGCCACGAGGACCACTGGTGCCACCAGATGAGATGACGACGACGCTCACGTCTCGTCCTCCTCATCGTCATAGACGTCATCTGGGAAGATCACGTTGTCTTCCCAGTCACCATTCGGCCAAAACTCCAGGACCAGGATGCTGCCATCTGGGTGCCGCTCGATGCGACGAATCCTCGGGCAGGGCTGCCAATACGCATCCACGTTGGCTACGTGAGAGTGGATGCCAGCACAGTAGACACAAGCTGAGCGGCCCTCAATCTCACCCTCGAAGATCTCCCTGGCCAGCTTCTTCTGATGGTCAGAGAGTGGCTCCATGTACTCAACGTGGCTCACGGAGCTGCCACCACCCTCGCAGTCATGGTTCCGGTGAGAAGCGCGGTGGCGTCAGTCAGGTTGGGATCCATCCACAACGCGACGGCGTAGACGTCAGTGCCAGTAAGCAACGCCGTGGCGGTCGGTGAGGCCACCACCTGGATCGTGGAGGTGGCCGTGTTCACCGTGATCTGACCGTTGGCACCTGAGGTGGTGGTCACCGTGAAGACGGGCGAGGAGGCACGAGAGCTCGTCCTGACCACCAGCTCAAAGGTCTTGTTGGTGATGTTCATCAGGGTGCCATCGTCGTTCTGAAGCTGGAACGAGTAGACCCACTGAGATCCCGGAACGGCGAAGGTGGTCCACATGGCTGGCACAGTGGGGATGATCGGTGTACTCACGCGTCATCCTCCTCTCCAGTCAACACCAGCTCGTTGGGATCCTTCACACCAGCCCCACAGAACGGACAGACGCTTCGCCTGGACCCGTTCACGTGGGTCATGAAGCCTCGACGGCACCCTGTGCACTTGACGGTGCCATAGGCGTCGTGCCAGTTGCCCTTCTCCGTCCAGAAGGCCTGAACGACCGCGTCACCCTTGTCGGTGGAGCGGCCGATCCGCTTCTTGATGTCCTTCTTGGACTCGATCTTGATCTTGCCGCCGCTGAGGACCTCACCGGAGTGAGGAGCGGTCAGGTCACCCAGCAGGCTGTCATCCGGTGGCAGGCAGATGTCACTGCCAGCGGATGGGTCGAGGAGCTCCCGCAGGTTCCACCAGGCAGCGGAGCGGGCGTTGGAGAAGCCCATCTCGCCGGTCTTGTCCCTGCGGTAGCTGGTTGCGGCGGCATTGAACGCCTGGACCCGCGCTCCCATCTCCTTGAGACGGTCGTACACGCCGGCGCCGATGCCGATGACGTCCACGATGGCTGTGCGCTCAGGCTCACCCTCTAGGATGGCCATCACGTTGCCGGTGGTCGTCATGGTGTCGTTCTTCGAGTACGAGCGGATCTCGGTGATGACGTGACCATCCCGAACCGCCAGACACGTCTTGTCATCACCACTGCGAGCGACGTCGACACCGACGGTCATCGGCTTGCCAGGGGCCCGTCGCCCGTTCTCGTTCCACTCATGCCAGCGCTCATTGGCAGCCTCAACCCAGCTGAGTGGGATGACACTGTCCTCGTCACCAGAGTAGAACTCACCGAGGACGCGGTTCTGATAGAGAGCGCTGTGCTCGCCCCACTGGGCCTTACGTTGATCCGCCCACTTCTGGGAGATGCGGTTGGCCTTGATGGCGTCAGCCAGGGTGACGTGGACCGGGCACCAGTCCTCGTAGCCCGGCTTGCGCGCGTGGATGTCATAGAACCGCCCCTGGGGTGGGCCAGGGGTGGAGAGCGCCATCGCATACGTCTCACCGGTGCCGGAGAAGGCACCCTCACACGCGTCGAAGGTGCCAGCGTTGATGGACTTGCTCTCATCATAGATGAAGAGCAGGCTGTCAGCGTGGGCACCCTCGATGAGGGCCGGGTTCGACGCGGCTGCCGCGAAGGCTGACCCATACTGCAGACGGAGAGCCAGGTTCAGCATCTCAGCGTTGGTGAAGGGGCGGTCTCGCACCTTGTCCCACTTGATGCGGCCGGCCCACTTGTGGATCTCAGGGCTGAGGTAGTTGATCAGCTGGCGCCAGGCACCTGCGGTGTAGACCGCCTTCCAGTCCACCCCATTGGCGTCCCTGGTGAGGGCGAACCACAGAATCGTGAAGGCGCTGATCGTGGACTTGCCCAGGCCGTGAGGGCCACGAACGGCGACGCGATGGTGTTCCTTCAGCTTCTGAACGATGTTGAGCTGATAGAAGGTCAACCCATCAGAGTTGCCCCAGTCGATGCAGTTCTCAGCGAAGCCGATCGGATCATCATAGTACTTCGCAACACCGGTGTTGAACTTCTCCGCCTCACGTTGCAGCTTGCGCAGGTAGGCGAGCTTCTCCAGCTTCAGTTCATCGATGGTGTTGTAGTACGGCTCCAGGCCAGCACCGGAGCCGTACTCCTCCGGTGGGACCTTGAAGTTACTCATTGATGGCCGGGCGCACCTTGCTGGCGTGCACCTGGGCCTCAAGACGGGCGATCTCAGCGTCGATGGAGTCGATCGTGATGACCTCAGCCCTGGTCGGTGCGTCCAGACCCAGCATCCTGGCCCGACGCTCCTTGATCTTCAGGATGCGGTCGACCATCTCCAGGACGAAGCGGTCATCCTCAAGTGGCTCACCGGTCTCATCGTGAACAACGCGACCGTTGGAGACGAGCACGTGACGGTTGCGGAGGGTCCGCCAGGTGGTAGCTTCCAGCTCCTCAAGTGACTGCATTTCCATGATCCGCATCTCATCGTACGCGAACCTGACGGAGCGGGCGAGAGCCCTGCGGATCGCTGCGGCGGCCCTGGAGGTGTCCGGTCCGAGCCTCAGCCTCTCACAGATCTCTGGAAGGGTGTAGCCGATGGCCTTCAGACGGGCCGCTTCCGCGTCCCGGTCGAAGCCACGCTTGTAGAGGTCAGCGCCCTCACGCGGCATCGGCATGAGGTACTGCTCCTTGACGGGAGCCTTGTCCTCCGGCTCGTCCGCGTACTCACCGCTGTCATCAGGGTGATAAACGACGTCACCCTCGATCTCATCGCTCACGGATTCACCACCACTCCCTGGCTAGCACCACTGATGTGGACGTAGCTCTCCCCTCGACATCAGTATACCACACTTTGATGCGAATGTACCACCATCAGTGGAAAAACTTTCTGAGAACGTGAGAAAGCCCCATCCGAGTGGACGGGGCTTCTCCTGTAGATGCTAGACGATCCCTAGCTCTTCATCGAGAGCCGTGATGCTGTCAGCTATCCACTTGCGGAAGGCGTAGTCTCGTTCCAGACGCTTCCGGCGGCGCTTCTGGTTGCCAGCGGTGATGCGGCCCTTGGATGGCCAGGACTTGTGAACCCGAGGAGCGTTGATCAACTCACTCAGTTCACCCCTCCAGCCCTGGGCTCGGCGCTGGGCCCTGTTCACTACTTGCTCGCCTTCGGGGCCTCAGCCGGGGCCTGAGGAGCCTCGGCGGGGGTCTCAGCAGCCGGGGACGGGGCGGGGTTGCTGATCTTGCTCAGCTCACTCTTGATGTCGGCCTCGATGCCATCGAGCAGAGCCTTCACCCTGGTGACAATCTTCTCCTCGTGCTCCGACAGCACCGTGGTGAGTGCCTCACCGAGGTGAGTGCCGACCTCCTCGAGGACCTCCTTGGTGGCGGTAACCTCAGGCGCCGTGTGGCTGAACAGCTTGAGGAACGACTCGACCAGCTTGGACATGGAATCTCCTAGTTCTTCTCTTCGGTGAAGCGGACCAGGCGATCATACGCCTTGATCAGCTCCTCTGCCTTGTACACCCTGGCGTGCCGGCCAGAGGTGCCGAAACGAGTGGTGCGTCGCTTGCCGACCGGCTCGAGAGCGGCAAGCCTGACCAAGCTACGAACCTGGCTGGGGGTCAGCTCCGGGGGACCGAGCAACTGAGAGGCCTCGGACACGGTCCACAGCTTGTCGTCATCACCCACGGTGGGAAGGCCCTCACTGGACCAGCCTCGCCCAGACGTGGCCTTCGACTTAGGCTTCGGGGTCTGGTTGGTGGTGTTGGTGACGACCGTGGGAACGTCAGAGTATGGCACCAGCCTGGGTGCAGGTGCGGCGATCGGCCAGGTGAAGACCGGCTGATCCGGTGTGGGGTCGCTCACGCTGACTCCATTATCTCGGTGTTGGGTTCCGGCAGCCCGACGGTGCCGTCCCGCCAACTGATAGCCGTCTCACCACTCACCGGGTCAACGAGGAAGAGCCCGACTGGACGTGCTCCGAGACTGTCTGAGCACCCCGGGTTGATACAGGTGACTGTACCTACCGACAACCTCATCCGCAGGGTCTGATAGGTGCACCAAGGGCACCTCGGCTCCCTTTTCCCAGGCTCCCTGGGGAGCCTTCGGGGAGGTTCGTGCTCTCCAAGGACCACGTGGGCCTGGGTGACCCAGTTGCCCAAGTCGTCCAACACGAGGAGAACGAGAGTGTCACTGACGCGATAGCTGAGGGTGACCACATGTTCCAGGGCCAGCTTGGTGTTCTTGTCACTACCGCCCCTGGTGATGGTTGGCACCTCAACCCGGGTCTCCGCATATCGGACCGCCAGTCGCATGTCTGCGAGCATCTGAGCCTCAAGGTCACGGGCCATCGTATGAAGGTCCAGAACCAAAAGGGCGGCACGATGGTTCCACGGAGGTTTAGAACCTCGCTTTCCGCCAGCCCCTCCACCCCCACCAGCCACGCTGGCGGGGTGCAGGGAATGCACGGTGAGAACGTCCCGAAGATTGAGGGCGACGGTGACCTCGTTGGTGAGGCGACCACGCAGGGTGTTGGGATCACTGGTGACTGCCACTTTGTGATCGTAACCCATTTTGTGATCAAAGCCCAGAGATGTGACGAACCGGGTGTGAGGCGCCGGGGTGAGGCACCGGATACGGCGTCCACTTGAGGTAGGGACCATACTCCTCACGCACTGCGATCCACCCCTCCTTGAGATCGAGCGTGGATGGCGCTGACCAGTGATTGACCAGCAGTCGGTGCTGGTGGCCCAGAGCGACGGCGTGACCACGGTTGTTGGCGTCCAACCGCCTGAAGAGAAGAGTCGTGAGCGTCTTGATGGTGTGCATCGAGATGTCCAACGCGTCGGCGAGACCATCAGAGTCCAAGCCAGCGGCCAGCAACCCAAGGATCTGAGTCTGACGGCCAGTGAGTCCGGAGATGAAACGTGGCTCAGGTGTCAGCTTGCTCATCAACCCCCTGGCGTAGGCGTGAGCCACGATGTTGTATCGGTGCTCACACTCAAACGCCGCCAGAAGGATGTTCACCCGGTACTTGACCGTCGCCTCACTGATGCCCAGCTCCTTGCCGATCTGATGGTTCGTCTTCCCCCTGGCCATGCCGTTAAGAACAGCGTAGTGCTGCTCAGTCAGCTTGGACCCGGCGTTGTTGGTGGGAGGCAGCATCTCAGTGCTCCACCGCGCAATCGGTGACCTTGCCAGCCACGTCGATGACGCCGCTGACGTCCTTGACACCCTTCACAGTGCTGTAGGGCAGGTTGGCGTTCCAGGTGAAGGAACCGGGGCCGCCCTTCCAGTCACTCTTGACACCCTTGTTGCCGTCGCCGTAGACGTACAGGGTGACGCTGCCAGCCCTGGTGATGGTCACGTTCATGGCGACGTCAGCGCCGTGCTGGCTGCCTGACGCCTTGGTGACCACCGGCTTGATGACGCAGACGCCGAGTGTGTCAGTCATAGCCACGGTGACGGCACCCTGAGTGTCGGTGGGTGTGTCATCACGGTCCAGGTGGGCCATCCTGATCACGTTGCCCATCACGACGAGCAGCGTTGCGGCTGCTATCGTCCTCACTGCGAGGTTCATCGTTCCTCTCCGTTCCTGTTCCTTAACGAGTGGGTGGGAGCCCGAACTCTCGTTCGAGCTCCCACCAACTACTGTAACTGCGAGACGTGCTGCTGTACAGCCCCTCTGCTCAGTGTCACTTGCCCGTGAGGATCAGCAGCTTGGTGCCAGCGTAGAGCTTGCGGTTGAGGCTGGTGGACTGGACGAAGACGATGTTCTTGGTGCCCATGTTCTGCGGGTCCACCGTGATATCGTGGTCCGGCAGGTTGGCCAGGCTACGGACACCCTTGCCGGTGTAGACCCGCTTGGTGTCGTTGTCCATTACCTTGACGTCCTTGTTGCCCTGGACGATGATACCTCGCTTGCCCTTCGGGGTCTTGCTGTTGTTGAGCTGGTAGTACGCCTGGCCGATCTTGTAGTTCGGCGTGCACTCCTCCACCATCTCCTTGATGGTGCAGTCACGGATGACCGGCACGATGACGTACTCACTGGCGTCCATCGCATTGGCGCCAGCCTTGATGGCGTCCGCTGGGGTCATGGCGGCGTCATTGATCTGAAAGAGCGTCTTGGTGCCGCGGAAGGTGCCGCCGGACTGGCTGCGGGCGGAGACGTAGGAGTTGGTGGCGACCGTGACGCGGTCGACCATCTCCTCCACACCCCTCGTGCTGGTGGCGTCCCACATGGCGATGTTACCGGCGGGGAAGCCGAGGTTCTTCGCCATGTTGACGCCGAGGGCGTTCGGGACCAGGCAGGCCAGGGTCCAGGTGTCCGGCAGAGCGGCGATCTTGTTGGGCAGGTTGCGACGGCCCTCAGCGGTGCTGTGAAGCTCCTCGCCGTCGGTGATGACGTAGAACAGGTACGAGTGCTTGCCGTACTTGTCGAACGTCTGACCGAGGTCATCGATGGCGAGCGTGGTGGCGTCGGCCAGGGCGGTGCCGCCGTCCGAGTCGTAGTAGTCCGCGATCGACGGCAGGTCCGTGACGGACATGTCGAAGATGACGCAGCGAGCCGCGTTGCTGAAGAGGTAGACCGTGACACGGGTCTCGGTCTTGACGTCAGCCGTCTTGTTGATCTCTCGCACCTGGGCCGCCATGTTGGCGATCAGGCCATCAACCACCTTGATGACCGCCTGGGAGAGGCCCATCATGGAGCCAGACTCATCCACGACCAGGGTGACGTGGGTGATGATGTTGTCCGCGACGCGGTTGCGCTTCGGCTTGTGGCCGCCGTACATGGCAACGTAAGGAGTCGTCACTTCGTTCCTTTCAAGCGCTTACGAGGCGCTGGTGCGGGTGCTGGCGGCATCGCCTTGCGAATGACCACCGCCCCACCCGGTGGAAGGCTTTCCAGTGTGTCCCTGAGGACACGACAGACGTGAGCAAGCTCAGTGTCATCCTCAACGAGGTGAGTCGGGCTCTTGTCTGGATCGAGGTATGTGTGAACGGTTACCTGGAAGTGGGTCTTCTCGCTCACCGGACACCCTCGGATCTGGCCAACGTGGTTTCCTTCCTGTTCCCGTTCAATCATACCACGCTTGAGGGGTGCTGACCAGGGCCGCCGCCCCGACGGCCCTGGCCAGGTCTCACTCGCCGACGGCGTCCTCAGCCAGCTCGGTGAGCTCAGCCGGCTCCACCTTCGTGACCGGCTCCACCGTGATGAGCTGGCACGGGTCGTTCTTGCGGTGGAACTCCAGGGTGAGCTCCCGGTAGTGGTGCAGCATGTTCTGCACCTCACGGGTGGAGTGCTTGTAGTTGCCGTACTGGTCCTTAGCGGACAGCAGGGCGTTACGAATCTCGTTGTGGTGCTCCAGCAGCGCCATGTACTCAGGCGACTCTTGGAGCTTCATCGCGGCGGCGATGATTGCCTGCTCCTCGTCGGAGAGGGTGAGAGTGATCGCATCGACGGCCTCATAGGTGTCGGTCACGTCTGTGTTCCTTCCTGGGTCACTTCCTTGACTGGAATGACCTTATCAGCCGTGTTTACGCCTTGTCCAGGGTCTGCAGGATGCCATCCAGGCGCCTCACCCAGTCTGGGGTGGCGTCATAGATGCCCTTGGCAACCTTCACCAGCTCCTTGATCTCTCGGATGACACGGTCACGTTCCTTGAGCCTCTCCTTGGCGGCCGCGGCGTCACGCTCATGACCGTTCCGCAGGGCGAGGTTGCTCGCGCACTTGGTGCAGCTGGTGTGGTAGGTCTGACAGTTTCGCAGCACCTCCAGCTCATCTCGCAGCTCCTTGATGACCTCATCGCGTTGCTTGGGGCGATCAGCCACCTGTTCACCCATGGCGCGGCGGTGCTCCCGATGGGCGTCCTCCTGTGCGCGAACCGTCCCTTGGATCGGCACGTAGTCGCTGCACCGACACATGATGATGGTCTTGCCATCCTTGATCAGCCGACGAGCCAGGTGGACACGTGGACCATTGAACCCCTTACCCATCACTCTCCTCAGTGCTCCTCTTCTGGAAAACCGGCCTCGGCAGGTCATCCGGGATCACACCCATGGACCTGGCGCGTTCCAGCATCACCGCACGGTGTCGAGTGCCGAAGGCGGTCTTCAGCTTCGCCACGGCGGAGTCAACCTCATAGTGGTTGAGGCCGCACACCTCGCTGATCTCCACCAGGGTAAGGCCGGCGTCGATGCACCTCAACACTGGCATCATATCAGCGTCCACAGTGTCCAGACGGGTGGCCTGCTGGCGCCTGGACGGCTTGCCGGGCTGCTGCTCAACCTTCATACGGTCCCTGGGGATGGCCAGCCAGGCGGCGTGTGCCAGCTCCCTCAGACCGTACTCGGTGACCTGGAGATGCTGATTGAACGCCACCTGTCGCATGGCCTTCAGCAGCATCTCCTCGATCTCACGCGGAATGCCGTTCGGTGACGTGCCAGCGATTGCGGTGGCGACCACCGCCCCCCTGGGCATCAGGCCACCCTCGTTCGCTTGGGGTTGGCCACCCTGGTCGGCCATCCCTCAGGGTCGTTGTCGATCCCCATCATGTCACCAGCGTAACCGACGACGAACGGGTCCCAGTAGCCTCGGTTCTTCGTCGTGTCGTGCACCACGTCCGCAACGGCGTTGAACACCGCCTCCACCTCGGTGGACGAGGCCTGCGGCGGCATGTACACCACTATGGTGTACCCGTTCTCATTGTTCAGCTGTCGTTCCGTCTCCGTCATCACGTTCCTCCTCTCGCTTCATCGTGCGGTTGAACCGCTCGATGCCGTTGCGGTCCACCCACTTCCGCCATCTGAGCCGGTAGCCACACCCGCTGTTGTTGCTGCACGGAAACCTGGCGTTGTCGTGCATGGGGATGGTTCTCAGCTTGATGACGTGTTTGCACTCCAGGGTGACGGAAACGAGGTCAGACGGTCGCCTGCCGTGGAAGCTGTCGTATCCGTCGTTGACCTCAGGTGCCCTGCCCCTTGACATCGTACCTCTTCTGACTGGCCAGGTCGAGCAGCGCCTCGTTGAGGAGCTGTGCGGGTGGCATTCGCAGCGCCCTGGCGACGCGAACCACCTGGTCAGCCGTCCATTGGTGATAACCCTTCTCCAGGGCGGCGACTGAGGTGTAGCGCTGCCCGAGACGCTCTGCGAGCTGGTAGCGGTCCAGGTTGCCTGCGACTCGATGCCGTCTGGCGACCTCACCAAGCGATTGGGCGAGCCCGGCGACCATGTGGTGCTGCTGGCCGCCGGTTCGCCCCTGATTGAGCTCGGTCACCTACTCGCTCTTGCCCTGAGCGGCTCGCTCGGCCTTCGCCTCGTCGAGGGCTTTCTGGAACTCCCGGCTGAGGTGCCTGCCGTAGCAGGTGAAGTCCACGGTGTCTGCCAGCTCAATGCCAGCCAGCCGGCAGAACTCCGGCAGCTCAAGGTAGCCGTCGAGCGGGTGCCCGTGACTGAACGAGGCGACGAGATAGAGCTCGTTGTACCGCTTCCAGTAGGCGTCCCAGGCGGCCCGAGACACCTCCTCGTCCACCTTGTACGACGTCGCCCGGGCCGTGGCCTCCAGGACGCGGAGCTCCTCGTGCATGTCGTCCTTGGACCACTCAGGGCCGCTGTAGCGGTGGACGGTGCCATGTGCGTGCCGGTACCGCAGGTAGTAGTATTGCCCGTTCGCGTCCCAGGCGTCCCACTGAGATGGGCACGCCGAGGACGTTTGAACAGCCTTGACGAGGGTGACGGTCACTCCTCAATCCCTTCCTGGTCCCACCAGTCGTCACCCTCACTCGGACGGGCGAGGCCGTCGGCGACCAGGGTCGCCTGACGGTCCTCCTTGCGCCACTTGAGCCAGTTCTTGACGTACATGATGGCGTAGAAGCTGGTGCCGATGAGCATGCCGGGCTGGCTGAGGGCGATCGCATAGATCGCCCACAGCGCCTGGGTGAACAGGCTCATCAGCCAGCCGACGGTCTTCTTCTTCCCCTGGAGGTGCACCCCGATAAGGCTGATGGGGAACAAGCACCATTGGAAGTACGTGACGACGAGGTGATGGACGTTCATCACAGCTCCCGTCGTTGGTCCGTGGATCCGAGCTGGTTGAGCGGTGACGCCGGGCCGTCGATCTCCGGCAGGTAGCTGGTGTTCGGGCCGACGTAGCGCACGCAGGTGCACTCAGCGGGTTCCCACTCGATCGGGGTGCCGGAGACACTGTACCTGGTGACCCGCCCCTTCCCGATGACGTACCGGCAGCCCGCTCCGTCGTGGTATGAGGCGCCGTGCTCGCACTGGCACACCTCGGTGGTGTTGATCGCCGCCCTGGACCGCTGCTTGCTGGCCATGGTGGAGCAGACCACGGCGGCGACCCAGGCACCGGTGGCACCCGCCCACGACATGACCATGGGCAGGCCGGAGGTGAGAGTGCTCATGAGCTCTCGCCACCCTCCATGTCATCGGAGTCGATGCTCTTCGTACACGGCGCCTCGGTGGGAACCAGCATGACCACGCCCGCGGAGGTCATGCTGACCCTGTACCGCTGGCCGGGGATGACGCCGAAGCGCCTGAGGCTGATCCGCCCGCTGGTGTCAGCCTGACGAACGATGGCGACACCGGGCTTGACGTTCCCGTGTGGACCTGCGATCTTGCTCTTGCCGGTGGGTGTCGACTTGTCCACGTGAGCTCCTTCCTTATCTCTTCCTGTGCCTCTATCATATCAAGGTGTCGGATGATGGTCCAGGGTTGCGGGGCTGACGGTGCCGATAGATCGTCTTTGACAGGTTGCTGATCATTGGGCCGCCATCCCCGTAGATCCACTGACTGTGCAGGGTGGAGTAGTGTGTGGCTGCGGCGTCACCGAGATGACGCCAGACGTAGCCATGCGTGAGGCAGTCACTCACCAGGTCACGCATGAGATAACCAACCGCTGGCTGCAGCTCCCTGGCGACGATGGCAAGCCTCTTCAGCGGGTCCGGCTCGTTGATCAGAGCCTCGATGGTGTCTGCCAGGTCCCGCACATGGGAAGTTACTGGCTGGTAAGATGGGTGGACCCGCTCATCCGCCATCGAACCCCCAGCTCACGCGGTTCAGGGTGTAGGCGGCCGGCAGCATGAGGTCACGGATCTGCCGGTCCACCCACTC